ATTCTAATCATGGCTTGGAACGACCTAACTAATCCTGAAGCATGGAAAGTAGCATTAGCTAACCTTTTGCGTAAAGGTGAGGATGTAGGGACTTACGTTTCTGAAGCACCAAGTAAAGCAGGTCAAGCAATTCTAGAAGGCCATGCTAAAAATCAAGAGTTATGGCAAAAAGCCCATGCTAATCCTCAAAGACCATTTCAAGTAACAGATAAAGATGCTTTTAATGAGTTAAATGACAGATATTTGGGCGGTGTATTAAGTGTTGCACCTATGGGTATTACAGCTTGGCATGGTAGCCCTCATAGCTTTGAAAAGTTTGATATGTCCAAAGTTGGAACAGGTGAAGGCGCACAAGCTTATGGTCATGGAATGTATTTTGCTGAAAGCCCTAGTGTTGCAAATACTTACAAAGGTTCAGATGAAGTAAGAATACTTGCTAATGGCATACCAACAGAAAGCGATGTTGCAAAACAAATCATTCGATATGGTGGTGATTCTCAAGCATTTATTAATACAATGCAAAAAAAAGCTGATACACAAAAGCAAGCATTGCAAAAAGCAAGCAAAGAAGAAGTTTTGCCTGGATTATCTGACTATGACATAGCAAAATTAGATTTGGATTCAACATTAAAAAAAATAGAAGAAGCTAAGTCTTATAAATCAGTTAAGTCAGAACCTGTTGGCAATTTATACAAAGTAGATATTCCTGATCAATATATACCTACAATGTTAGATTGGGATAAACCATTAGGACAACAATCTGCATTTGTTAAAAAAGCCATAAATAACCTTAAAAAACAAGTTACTCCTGAAATGAAAATGGAGTTAGGTGATGATTTAAACCTTTTATTTGGCAAAGACATTACCCCTAGTCAATTTTTAAATACTTGGGAAATTATTCATCCTACAGGTGGCACAGGAATTGGTGAAAAATTGCTTAACGAGCAAGGTGTTAAAGGAATTAGATATTTTGACAATCCAAGCAGAGAATCAAAAATAGGAACTTCTAACTTTGTAGTATTTGATCCTACTGATGTAAAGATATTAGAAAAGAACAATCAGCCTTTGACTCGTAAAGAAAAGATCGAGCAAGAACTAAACAAACTTAAATAGTTGCATAAAAACAACATATTAATTATACTTAAGGTCATCTAAATCAACTACTTGGTTAAGGTATGGCTGAAAAAAAATCTATTTCTATCAAGGGTGGTAAGCGAGAAGGTGCTGGCAGACCTGCAGGTGTGCCTAATAAGTCCACAACGGCTGCTAGAGAGGCTATCGCTAAGTTTGTGGATGGTAATACGCACCGTATGCAAGATTGGCTAGAAAGCGTTGCTAATGGGATTCAAGACGAAGAGTCTGGTAAATGGATAGTCGCACCCAATCCTGAAAAAGCATTTGCTATGTTAGCTTCAATGGCTGAATACCACGTTCCTAAACTAGCAAGACAAGAAGTCGTAGGTGACGAAAAAGCTCCTGTAAAAATTCAGGTCTCATGGAAGAAGTCCTAGACATAGAGCTTGAATACTGTCCTCGATCTGTATTTGAGGATTTCCACGACAGAACCCAGCGATGGGCTGTTGTTGTTGCTCATCGTAGATGTGGTAAAACAGTTGCCTGCATAAATGACCTAATCTTTAGAGCTTTGACCGATGGCAAAGACAATGCCAGATATGCTTACATAGCTCCTTATCATGCTCAAGCTAAGTCTATTGCTTGGGATTACTTATTACGCTTTGCAGAGCCTGTCATGGCCAAAGCTAATCAATCTGAACTATGGGTGGAACTAATCAATGGTGCGAAAATACGACTCTTTGGTGCTGACAATCCTGACTCTTTGCGTGGTTTGTATCTTGATGGCGTGGTTCTTGATGAGTATGCTGATATGCGCCCTAGGGTATGGGGTGAAATCATTCGCCCATTATTGGCTGACCGCATGGGTTGGGCGGTGTTCATTGGTACGCCTAAAGGTCACAATGGCTTTTACGAAGTGTTTGAAAATGCTACAAAACAAAATAACTGGTTTGTTAAAACGCTAAGAGCTAGTCAGACAAATCTATTGCCTGATGGGGAACTTAAAGATGCTTTTAACTCTATGACTGAGGATCAGTATTTACAAGAGTTTGAGTGTAGCTTTGAAGCTGCCATTATCGGTGCTTACTACGGTAAAGAGATGCGAGTCCTTACTGATGGCAACCGAATTACCAAGGTTGAATACGACACTATATTCCCTGTTCATACTGCTTGGGACTTGGGTTATTCAGACGATACGGCTATTTGGTGGTATCAAGTCGTGCATGGAGAGATTCGTGTGCTTGAATATCACAGTTCAAATGGTCAGCCTGTTGCTTATTACACAGGTCTAATTCAGTCAAAACCATACGTCTATGGAACGCATTGGCTGCCTCATGACGCTAGAGCAAAAACTTTAGCTTCTGGTGGAAAGTCAATAATTGAACAAATATCTAACAAAATTCCGTTAGAATCGCTTAAAATAGTTCCAAATTTGTCATTACAAGACGGAATTCAAGCTACTCGCCTTGCTCTGATGAGAGCCTGGTTCGATGCAGATAAATGTCAAGATGGCATAGAGTGTTTACGCCAATACCAGCGTGAGTACGATGAGGATAAGAAAATGTTTAGAGATAAACCTAGACACGATTGGACTTCTCATGGTGCAGACGCATTTAGGATGTTGGCAGTAGTTTGGAGTGAAGAACACAAAGAAGTGCCGAGAGATAAACCTATCAAAGGGCTTCAAGTTGGTGAAACTGATGTTACTTTGAATGAGCTTTGGGCTGAAACCCGAACTCCAATAAACCGTAGGATATAAATATGGCTGAGAAAAGAAATTACGAATATTGGTACAAGATTGTAGGGCAGTACGAAAGAGCCTTCAAAAAGTGGGAAGGTCGAGCCGACAAGATTGTTAAGCGTTATCGTGATTATGACCGCAGCCAACATAATCCACGTTCTAAATTTAATATCCTTTGGTCTAATGTGCAGACAATTACCCCTGCGGTATTTGCTCGTTTGCCAAGACCAGACGTAAGCCGTAGATTTAGAGACAACGATCCTATTGGTCGTGTAGCTTCTTCAATGCTTGAACGTGCTTTAGAGTTTGAACTAGAGCATTACACAGATTACAAATCAGCCATGTCATCAGCTGTGTTTGACCGTTTAATTGGTGGTCGTGGTACAGCTTGGGTTCGTTATGAGCCACATATTAGTGCTAGACCTGGCACACCTGAAGATGGTTTCCAAGTAACAGAAGATATTGATGACGAAGATGAATCTCAATCATTGCAAGACGAAATGATGGTTGAGGAGATTGATTACGAGTGCGCACCTGTAGATTACGTTCATTGGCGTGACTTTGGCCACACCTACGCTAGAACTTGGGAAGAAGTAACTTCTGTTTGGCGTAAGGTTTACATGAACCGTAACGCTTTGGTAGAACGATTTGGTGAAGATGTTGGTTACGAAATCCCATTAGACACTAAGCCAGAACAAGGCAATTCTTACGAAAAATCTATGTACGAAGCTAATCAGGCTTGTATTTATGAGATTTGGGATAAAGAAACAGGCATGGTTTATTGGTTGTCTAAATCATTAGGCAAAATCCTAGATGAGATGGAAGACCCATTGGAATTAGAGGGATTCTTCCCTTGTCCTAAGCCTTTGTATTCAACATTGACTACAGACAGCTTAGAGCCTATTCCTGACTTCACAATGTACCAAGACCAAGCTAGAGAGCTTGACACTTTGGCAGACCGTATTGATGGTTTGATTAACGCATTGAAAGTTCGTGGTGTTTATGATGCTTCTAACCAAGAATTACAGCGTTTATTCTCTGAGGGCGAAAACAACACATTGATTCCTGTTAAGAATTGGCAAGCTTTTGCTGAAAAACAGGGTATGCGTGGTGCTATTGACTTAGTAGATATTGCTCCATTTGCTCAAGCCTTGATGCAATGTTATCAAGCGATGGATCAGGTTAAGAACCAAATCTATGAAATCATGGGTATCGCTGATATTCAGCGTGGTCAGACTGACCCTAATGAGACTTTAGGCGCACAAATCATTAAATCTAACAATGCTGCTGGTCGTTTAAAGACTATGCAACACAATGTTGTTGATTTTGCTACTAAATTATTGCAGTTAAAAGCGCAGATTATCTGCAAACACTTCACACCTGAGTCAATCGTTAAGATGGCTGCTGCAAATCAGATGTCTGAACAAGACCAGATGCTGATTCCGCAAGCTATTGAGATGTTGAAAGACCCAAATATCGGTAACTTTAGGGTTGAAGTAACGTCTGACTCAATGATTTTCCAAGACGAACAGCAAGAAAAAGCTGATCGTATGCAATTCCTACAAATGGCAGGCAATTTCTTTGAAAGAGTCATTCCTTTGGCTCAAGCTGCGCCTGAATTAGTGCCTATTTCTATGGAAATGTTGAAGTTTGCTGTAACAGCGTTCAAGGCTGGTAAGCAACTTGAAGGTCAAATTGACGAAACTGCTGATAAATTGACGCAAATGGCTAAACAACCTAGACCACCTGCACCAAATCCTGAATTGCTTAAGATTCAAGCGCAATCTCAGGCTCGTCAAGCTGAAATGCAGATGCAAGCTCAAATGGAGCAGCAAAAACTTCAAATGGAAATGCAAGCCGAGGCTAATAAGCAAGAAATGCAAGCTAGAGAGAACCAATATCGCAATCAGTTGGAGCATGAACGTGCTATGGCTGACAAACAAGCCGAGTTGGAACTTGAAAGAGCTAAGATTGAGGCTGAAAAGTCTAAAGACTTACTATTGGCATACGTTGATAATGCGACTAAAATTGAGACTGCACGTATTAGCGCAGGTATTGATGATGGTACTGCAGCGTATATGGATGCAGTTGAAACCGCTAGAAACTTGCAAGATTTTGTAGGATACCCAGATATGGCCAAACATCCACTAACACCTGTTATTGAAAACATGAACGCAAGTCATCAGAATATTGCTGCGCAAAATCAGCAAATGACTATGCTAATGGCAGAATTGATTAATAAACTTAATGACACATTGAACAAACCTAAAGAAGTTGTACGTGACGAAACTGGTCGTGTTGTAGGAGTTAGATAATGGCTTCTAATCTACAGTATTCAAACGGCACTAGAAACGCACAGCAAGAAGGTTTAATTACCTACGCTGGCACAGGTGCGATTATTCGCCTTTATTCTGGTACGCAACCAGCTAATGCCAACACAGCGATTAGCTCTCAAACTTTGTTAGTTTCTCTAACTATTTCAGGTGCTTTTGGTACATCAACTAACGGCACATTGACATTGGGTTCTGTAACTAGCGGAACGGCTGTGGCAAGTGGTACAGCAAGCTTTTTCCGCATAGTTAAGTCTGATGGTACGACTGTGGTGATGGATGGCTCTGTAGGCACTTCTAGCGCAGATTTGGTGCTAAATACTACAACGATTGCAACCAATGACACAGTAGCGATTTCTGCAGGCACAATTATTAGGAATAACTAATTATGGCTATTACAGTTAAACACGCTAAAACAAGTACGATTCCTGATGGCGCAGATACAGACTTAGTTCGCCCTTCCGATTGGAACGCTGACCATACCTTAACTGGTTTGGGAACAATGGCAGAACAAAATGCTAATAACGTAGCGATTACAGGTGGATCAATTAGTGGCGTAACTGGTGTTGTGAGTTCTGTCACAGGAACTGCTCCTGTTGTATCTTCAGGCGGTACTACTCCTGCAATCAGCATGGCTGCTGCAAGCACGTCTACAAATGGATATTTAACATCTACTGATTGGAACACTTTCAATAGTAAAGGTTCTGGTGATGTAGTTGGCCCAGCTTCTGCAACTGATAACGCAGTAGCTCGTTATGACAGCACAACAGGTAAGTTAATTCAAAACTCTGTGGTAACTGTGGGTGATACAGGTATTGTTGCAGGCGTAACAGAATTAACTGCTTCTACAAAAGTAGTCAGCCCATATTTTGATGCTAATAGTTCTGCTGGTGGTGCTTTGCGTAATGCAAGCGGAACAAATCAAATCCAATGGGGTGGTGGCGGTGGCAATAACGTCAGCATTGATGTATCCACTAATTTAAATGGTAGCAATGCTCAGATTGATATTAGTCCTACAGGAACAGGTCACGTACATATTAAACCTACAGGTTCAGGCTCTTTAGAAATTGCACCTACTTCAGCAGGAACTATGGATAACATGGCTGTAGGTCAAACTACGGCTGCTGCAGGTAAGTTTACTAATTTTGAAGTTACAGGCACATTTAAAGTAGATAATGCTGAAGGAACAACAGGTCAAGTTCTAACATCTCAAGGTGCAGGCGTAACTCCAGTATGGACTACACCAACAACAGGCACAGTTACTAGCGTTACAGGAACAGCTCCTATTGCATCTAGCGGTGGCAATACACCTGCTATTTCTATCAGCCAAGCTACGACAAGCACAGACGGCTATCTAAGCTCGACTGATTGGAATACGTTTAATAACAAAGGATCAGGAACAGTAACAAGCGTTACAGGCACAAGTCCTATTTCTGTAACAAACGGCACAACGACTCCAGCGATTAGTTTAGGCACAGTTCCTATTGCCAATGGCGGTACAAATGGTACAGCAACTCCTACAGCAGGCGCAGTACCTTACGGCACAGGCACAGCTTATGCGTTTACAAGCGCAGGTTCTAGCGGTCAAGTATTGACTTCTAATGGAACAAGCGCACCAACATGGACAAATAAAACAACATATTTAGGTGTTTTATTAAATGCAGGTACAACTACGCAAGTTCCTACATCCAATGGATATATTGGCATAGTTTTAAATAGCGGTTCAACAACACAAGTTCCTATTAGTTAAGGATTGATATGACAGCACGTTACCCTTTAGTTATCAACAGCACTACGATTGAAGAAATCCAATCGGGTGATACTTACAATTTGTATGGAAATACATCAGCTAATGGCTTTAATGAAGCAATTACTGTATCTGCGTCAGCACCTTCATCTACGACTAACTTTGACGTTTCTACGCAATCTATTCAATATTACACAAGTAATACGGCTAATAACTGGACATTAAATATTCGTGGTAATTCAGGAACAAGTTTGAATACTTTGATGTCTACAGGTCAATCAGTAACTATTACAGTAATTGTTACAAATAGCTCTACAGCCTACTATAATAGTGCTGTTACGATTGATGGAAGTTCAGTAACTCCTAAATGGCAAGGTGGCACAGCACCAACATCAGGCAATGCTTCAGCTTGTGATGCTTACACATATGCCATTGTTAAAACAGGAAGCGCAGCATTTACTGTATTTGCATCAATTACTAAATTCGCATAAGGAATTAATATGCCAGTATTATCAACTCTAGGTGCTGCAACAGCTAAAGCGTGGGGATTTCTTCGTCAAGCTGCTGGCGGTGCTGCTGATCCTTATTTTGATTATGTGACCATGTTGTTAAATGGTGATGGCACTAATGGCGCACAAAATAACACATTCTTAGATAGCTCTACTAATGATATAAGTGTTATTAGGGGTGGAAATGCTACTCAAGGTTCTTTTAGTCCTTATGGTAATTTGTGGAGTAACTATTTAAATGGAAGTAATGCTTATTTAACTATTTCAGGAACAAGTTCTGCTCTTGCATTGCCTGCAAATTTTACGATTGAATTTTGGTATTATCAGTCTGCTACAACAAATTATGGAAATATATTTTCTACAACTAGTACTTTTTCAACAACAGATAGTTTAAGAATATCAACTGGCGGAAGTAATAATACTTTACAAGTTGCAAGTGGTGGTGGTGGACTTATAGATGCTAGTACCACCTTTTCTGCTAATACATGGAATCATATTGCCTTAGTAAGAAATGGAAGCACTCTAACTTTATATCAAAATGGAGTTTCTGTTGGTTCAACAACAAATTCTCAATCATTTGTATCGGATACTTTTATAATTGGTAATGTGTCAGGGCCTGGGTCTCCGTATTATTTAAATGGATATTTGTCAAATTTTAGAGTTGTTAAAGGAACTGCTGTTTATACAACTACATTTACACCACCAACAACTCCTTTAACAGCTATTACAAACACTCAACTATTAACCTGCCAATCAAACAGATTTATTGACAATTCTAGCAATGCTTTTGCTATTACAGTCAATGGCACTCCATCAGTCCAAAGATTCAGCCCATTTAATCCTACTGCATCTTATGACAAAACAGTTATTGGCGGAAGTATGTATACCGATGGGTCTGGCGATTACATAAAAGCTAATAGTTCTCCAGCTTTTGCTTTAGGATCTGGAGATTGGACTGTTCAATTTTGGGCATATTACACAGATGTTGGAGCAACAAATGAAACTGCTGTAGAGTTGCCATCTACTAGATTAATTATTGGTAGAAAAACAAATGGAAAAGTTCGGTTATATTTAAACGGTGAACAAAACGGTTCAAATAATGGCCCAACTATTCCAAATAACAGTTGGACAAATTACTCAGTAGCAAGAACAGGATCAACTGTCAATGTTTATATTAATGGTGCATCAGCGTTTTCTTTTTCTGATAGCACAGATTATTCATCTAGCTCTGGTATTTCAGTTGGTAGAAATAATGATGGTCAAGAGCCGATGATTGGTTATGTAAGCGATGTTAGAGTATTAAAAGGCACATACAACGTAACTTTGCCAACATCTCCTTATACAGCCATTACAAATACTCAATTTTTAGCGAGTATGACCAATGCTGGCATCCCTGACTATGCAATGATGAATGACCTAGAAACAGTAGGTAATGCACAGGTAAGCACAAGTGTTATTAAATATGGAACTGGATCAATAAAGTTTGATGGTACAGGGGATTATTTACAAGCAAGTCAAGCAACCAATGTTTCTTGTGCTTTTGGAACTGGTGATTTTACTATTGAAATGTGGGCTTACATAAATTCTTTTGCTCAATATGAAACTTTAATTGATTTTAGAGGTGTAAGTCAAACTGGATATTATCCATGTCTATTTTTTAATAACTCTAGTGGAACATTAGTTTATTATGTAAATGATGTGGAAAGAATTACTGTATCTTCAAATTTATCAACTGGAACTTGGTATCACATAGCAGTTTGTAGGTCAGGAA